AAAGACTTTCAGGCATTCATAAAGGATGTGAATTTGATAGTGGCTCACAACGGGATCGGATTGGATTTCTACTTACTGAACAAGTTGTGGAAATCTCAGATTACATTGAAAAGAAGCAAAAGACTTTCAGGCATTCATAAAGGATGTGAATTTGATAGTGGCTCACAATGGGATCGGATTCGATTTTTACTTACTGAACAAGTTGTGGAAATGTCAGATTACATTGAAGAGAATCGAAGATACATTAGTTCTAAGCCGTCTGTTAAACCCAAGCAGAGACGGAGGACATTCGCTAAAGTGTTTAGGTCAGGGATTAGGAATCGAGAAATCTGAGTTTGAAGATTTTAATCTAGAAACGCACACGCTAGATGAACTTATTGAGTATTGTGTGCAAGATGTGGAAGTTTTACATAGGATTTATTCGTATATAAAGTATGAACTCAAGCGTCAAGAATTTTCAACTAAATCACAGGAGTTAGAACATGAGATACAAGCAATCATCGCAGTCCAAGAACGAAACGGTTTCAAGTTCAATGAACCGTTTGCTATGCGATTACTGGCTGAACTTAAAGCTAAGCTGGACGCTATTACGGTTGAAATGCAAGGGATTTTTCCTCCCCGCATCACTGCTGGTCGCACCCACAAAACCAGCGGAAAAGCCCTCAAAGACATCATCGAGCCGTTCAACCCCGGCAGCCGTAAGCAAATCGCAGAAAGGCTCATCGAGAAGGGTTGGAAGCCGTCCAAGTTCACAGAAAAAACAAACGCCCCAATTGTCGACGAAACAACGCTCGAAGGCAGCGACATCCCAGAAGCGAAAGCCATAGCAGAATACTTGATGCTACAAAAGCGTATAGCGCAGATAGAGAGCTGGATTGAGGCAATACAGGCTGATGGTCGTGTGCATGGCAAAGTCATCACCAACGGTGCTGTGACAGGTCGTATGACACACCACAGTCCTAACATGGCTCAGGTTCCAAACTCTAGCGCTATATATGGATTAGAATGTCGTGATCTTTGGATAGTGGAGAAAGGATGTAAGTTAGTCGGTATCGATGCAAGCGGTTTAGAGTTGCGGATGCTGGCTCACTACATGAATGATAATGAATATACGAATGAAGTTGTATCCGGCGACATACACACAGCCAATCAAAAAGCGGCAGGGCTTGAGACACGGAGTCAAGCTAAGACGTTTATATACGCATTCCTCTATGGCGCAGGAGCTGCCAAGATCGGGTCGGTTGTTGGAGGCACATCGAAAGAAGGACAAAAACTCATTATTAATTTTCTACGCAACACACCGAAACTACAAAGGCTCAGAGAGCGTGTATCTGAAGCGTTTACTGCGAGGGGAGTCTTACTCGGTCTTGACGGACGTAAGTTACTCGTTCGCTCGGAGCATTCGGCGCTCAACACGCTATTGCAGGGCGCTGGTGCAATAGCCATGAAGCAAGCATTGGTATTTTTACATAAAGACTTGACAAAACAGAAAATACCATTTAAATTAGTAGCTAATGTTCACGATGAATGGCAGATTGAAGTTCCTGAGAAGTATGCAGAACAAGTGGGTCGAAGTGGTGTTACAGCGATTGCCGATGCTGGTGTAGAATTTAAGATGAATTGTCCATTAACGGGCGAATATAAAATAGGCGATACATGGAAACAAACCCACTAGATCGTGAAGATAAAGAAATTGAAGGTCAGGTAATGATTGTGTTGTATACTGATCGCACCTTTTCTATTGGTACTTCTGTTGACTTAGACACAACTCTTGCCTGCTTAGAAGCTGCAGTCGATGGTATTGTTGAAGGAACAATGGAGGGTATTGAGGAAATAAAGTCTTTCTCCGGAAAGATTCACTAGTAGTATCTTATTAACCGCAGTATAATAAAGGAGTTATCATGGCGAATATTGAAAAGCCAATTAAGCTTGAGGCAGAAATTCAGTGGGCTTTTTTAAACAAGAAGTCAGAGATGTCTGATCGTTATCAGGTTGATTTAACCAATCTTTCTGAGAAAGCAGTTGCAGCTCTTGAAGCAGTAGGTATTAAGCCTATTAATCGTGACGACAAGCCTGAGAAAGGTTGGTATATAACAGTTAAAAGCATTAATGAGATTAAAGCTTTTGATTCTCAAGGCAATCAGATTACAGATCTTATCGCTAATGGATCTAAGGCTACAGCTTCACTCTCGTTACAACGCTGAGTGGTTACGGATTTACGAGTTTACAATGGTTCAGTAGCAGAAGTAGAAGAGGACGACATCCCTCTATGAAAGCCCTTGTCGACGCTGATCTTCTAGTTTACCGATTTGGTTTTGCATCGGAAGGAGACCCTGCAGAATTCGCCCTAGCACGTCTATCTGAATTCTTGGACAATCTCTATATAGAACTCAGCGTCGATGAAGTTTGGGGCTACCTTACAGGTAAAGGTAATTTTAGAAATGAGATTGCCGTTACTGCTCCGTACAAAGGAACACGCATAGCTGAGAAGCCATATCATTTCCAGCTTCTTCGTGAGTATATGGAAAAAGCATGGGGATTTGAAGTTGTAGATGGTATGGAAGCAGATGATGCGATTGGTATTGAAGCATATCGTAACGAACCAGATGAGACACTCATTGTCAGCATTGACAAAGACCTTAACATGATTCGTGGTCATCACTTTAACTTTGTGAAGGAGGAAAGGTATTACGTCACAGAGGAAGAGGCTATTCGTAACTTCTATCTTCAAATCTTAACAGGCGATAAGGTAGACAACATTATTGGACTAGCCGGCATTGGTCCGGTGAAGTCTAAGAAGTTATTAGCAGACTGTAATAACGAATTAGAGATGTATGAAACTGTATTAAAAGCATACAATGGCGATGAAGCCCGAGTGTTGGAAAATGCTCGTTTACTTTGGATACTTAGAGAGGAGAAGCAAGTATGGCAACCGCCAGTAAAATGAAGTTACAGGATTGTCCGATTATTAAGATTACATGGATTGATGCACAAGCAGATGCGGGATGGGATGAACCAAAGGTTGATATTGCACAATGTGTAACTGTTGGCTTTCTAGTCAGTGAGACAGATGATGCTATCTGTGTCGCAGGAACGGTGTCAGATCACGAATGCAACAATCGTATTAGTATTCCGAAGTCGTGGATACTAACACAACAGCTAGAGGAAATGAAAGATGAAACCGCAGTCAGCCAAGGCAAAGGGAAGAAACCTGCAAAAGTGGGTAGCAGAGCAGTTGCAAAAAAGGTTCCCACAGCTACGCCAAGGAGACCTCGTAAGCACGTCAATGGGAGCCGGCGGGGAAGATGTCAAGCTAAGTCCAGCGGCAAGAGACGCAATACCGTATCAGTTTGAATGTAAGAGTCTAGCAAAGGTAGCAGTGTATAATTACTACGAACAAGCAAAAACACACGGCAATCATGAACCGATTGCTGTTGTCAAGCAAAACGGTAAGAAGCCTTTAGTTGTTTTAGATGCAGAAGTATTCTTTGATTTGATAGCGAGGAAATGATGAAATTATTAGAATTAAAAGAGCGTGAAGATGGCGGTGCTGAACTTCAGCTCGACATGACTGACGAAGAGCGTTGCTTCTTGATTGAGTTCGGTTTTAATCAATTATTGCGTAGCTCAATTGACAAGTTTGAAAATAAGTTTAAACCTAAGAAAGGAATTAAAAATGTTAAGTCTACAAGTAAGTCTAAGTGATAACTCAGACAGCGTTAGCCGTACAGTCCAATTCGATGATGAGCATACATGGCTTGATATTGTCTTAGCTTGTGCTGATGTTATATCTGCAAAATATGGATATAACATTACTCAAAAGATGAAGTTTATCAGCGACTCAGCTAGTTGGTCTGATCGTGGATATGGACACGCTATTCCTACAGCAGCATGGGAAGCCTTTCTCGGAAAGAACAGCGAAGTGCAGGACGAGTTTGATTTCAATACGCAGGACAAAGAACAGGATGAGGCATGAAAATACTATTGCTTGATATTGAGTCTAGTCCTAACACAGCCCATGTCTGGGGTCTGTGGCAGCAAAACGTCAGCATCAATCAATTAATGGAGTCTTCTTATGTCTTGTGCTATGCAGCAAAGTGGCTAGGTGATGAAGAAGTTGTATTTGATTCTGTTCATCAAGCTAAACCAAAGGCAATGCTGAAAGGGATTCATGGACTTCTCAATGATGCAGATGCTGTGGTTCATTACAATGGTACTAAGTTTGATATTCCTACTCTTAACAAAGAATTCTTGCTACATACTTTTAATCCACCATCGCCTTATAAACAAATTGACCTATTGCGTGTTGTTCGTAGCAACTTTAGGTTTCCTAGCAACAAGCTGGATTACGTAGCACAGCGACTTAACCTTGGTAAGAAACACGCACACGAAGGACATGAGCTTTGGGTTAAATGCATGAATGGAGATAAAGATGCGTGGAAGCGTATGGAGCAATATAATATACAAGATGTGGTTTTATTGGAAAGTCTTTACGGGGTTTTGCTTCCTTGGATTAGCCGTCATCCTAATCACAATCTCTTCGTGGACGGACACGCTTGTCCGAATTGTGGCTCGACTAGTTTGCAAAAACGAGGCACTGCAATATCTAGTACCGGAAGTTATCAACGGTATCAGTGTAGCTCTTGCGGAACATGGTCACAAGGCACAAAATCCATTAAATCGTCCGTAGGAGTAAAGAAATGCAATTAAAAGAGTATATAGACCGCATAAACGAGTCTGTAAGCCCTGATCGTAAGCAGGTTGGAGGCGACCATTACCAAGTCGCTGACATCCAGCCTTGGGACGTTATGCTGGCTTACGGGCTAGACCCTTGGAGTGCTAATGTTATCAAGTACTTACTTCGCTTTCCATACAAGAGTGGAGTACAGGACCTTGAAAAGGCTCAACATTACATAGAGTTTCTTATTGCAAACTATGAAACTATTGACAAAAAGTACTATTCATGATACACTTAAAGGTTCCCCATGGCGTTAACATTGAATGACATAAAAGATCGATTAAAACAGATCGATGAGATTGCTTTACTCGAATTACTTGGAGTATGCTCTGAAGACCTCGTGGAGAGATTTACCGATTTAATTGAAGACAACTTTGACAAACTTGAGAAAGAAGTAGAATGACCTATAACACACCGTTTAGCACAGTCGGCTATATCACATACAAAAGAACATACGCAAGGAGATTAAACGAAGGGAATTTAAAATCAAAGACAGAAGAGTTTACCGACACCGTTGAACGGGTTATTAAAGCTGCTAATGATCAGTTAAGCTGTGGCTTTGACGCTGACGAACAAGAGCGTCTACGGAAGTACTTATTGGAACTGAAAGGCACTGTTGCTGGACGATTCCTTTGGCAAATGGGGACAGAGACAGTTGATCGCTTAGGATTAGCGAGTCTACAGAACTGTGCATTTACCGTTATTGATCAACCCGTACGTCCTTTCACATGGGCAATGGACTTGCTGATGCTTGGCTCAGGTGTTGGCTACAACATTCAGAGGCAATATGTTGATAAACTTCCTCCGGTCAACGCTAACTTTAGCGCTCCTACTCGTGTTACTACCGCTGACGCTGATTTTATCGTGCCTGATTCCCGTGAAGGGTGGGTCAAGTTATTGGGTAAGACGCTCAAAGCGGCGTTCTTAGCCGACACTAATCCTACATTCACCTACAGCACTATCCTTGTTCGTGGTCGTGGAGCGCCTATTAAGGGCTTTGGCGGTACTGCTTCAGGTCCAGAGGACTTATGTGATGGTATCGTTAAGATTAGTAACATCCTTGAGAAGCGTAAAGGTAAGAAGCTACGCCCTATTGACTGTCTTGACATCATGAACCTTATCGGTGCTATTGTCGTTGCTGGTAATGTACGCCGTTCTGCACAGATTGCTATAGGAGACCCTGACGATGTTGAGTATTTACTTGCTAAGCGCTGGGACATGGGGAATATTCCTTCTTGGAGAGCTATGTCTAATAATTCTGTTGTTTGCAGCGATACTAAAGACCTACACGAATACTTCTGGGACGGGTATGAAGGCAAAGGGGAGCCTTATGGACTTATCAATCTTAAACTCTCCCGTAAAATTGGTAGACTTGGTGAGACTGACTATCCTGATCCTGATGTTATGGGTTATAATCCATGCGCTGAGCAGTCTTTGGCTGCTTATGAAACTTGTTGTTTAGCGGAAGTATATCTACCTAACATTGAAAGCAAAGAACAGCTTCTTGATGTTTGCCAGTTACTGTATCGTATCAACAAGCATAGTCTTGCACTTCCTTGCCATTTGAAAGAGACAGAAGACATTGTGCATAAGAACATGAGAATGGGTATTGGTGTTACAGGTGTGCTGCAAGCTACTGAAGAGCAACGTAGCTGGTTAAGTGATACTTATCGTCGTCTGCGTGAGTTTGACTTCAAGTACAGTCATGAGCATGGTTTCCCTGAGTCTATTAAGTTGACTACAGTTAAGCCTAGCGGTACTTTGTCGCTGCTTCCGGGTGTTACTTCAGGATGTCATCCAGCATATTCTCGTCACATGATCCGTCGTATTCGTATCGCTGCAGATCATGCGTTGGTGCAAGTATGTCGTGAGCATGGCTATCCAGTAGAGTATCAGCGTAACTTCGATGGTTCTGAGGATCACAGCACAATGGTTGTATCATTCCCATTCGCTTATCCTGAAGGTACAAAGATTGCTGCTGAGATGACCGCTAT